CGGCGTTCAACACCAATATGGTGGTCAATGAACTATTCATTGATTCAGCGACCTTGAGGGACAACGTAGTAGCGATTGCGAAGCAATTAGGATACAGACCTAAGAGCGCAACATCTCCAACTGCTTATATTTCATTTACAGTAACATACAGCAATCCCACGACCGATACAGAACTCCTTTTGAAGAAAGGAACAGGATTTATTGCTTCGTATGATAATACCATTTATCAATATGTTGTATTAGATGATGTCAAGGCACAAGTATCTAACAACACCGCATTTTTCGAGAATGTTGAGGTAAGAGAAGGTACACAACTGGTCAATACTTTTACTGTCAACACTTCACTCAAGTCTCAGCGTTTCATCCTTGATAACAGAAACATTGATACTAATACAATTCGAGTAAAAGTTTTCCCAACTGGTGGATCATTCAGTGAACCATGGTTGGTTTCTGATAACATTATTGGTGTTGATGGCAACTCAAAGATTTTCTTCTTAGATGAAATTGAAGACGAGAGATATGAGTTACTATTTGGTGATGGTGTATTAGGTAAGAAATTAGAGAATGGTGCGAGAATTGAGGTATCATATCTCTCTACTTCTGGACCAGAGAGCAATGGTGTACGTACATTCGTCTTCTCTGGTGTCCTGGAGACCCCACAAGGCGTTTCTCCTAATGCTTTCAATGTAACTATCAATTCAACAGTTGCTGCCGCTGGAGGCGAAGATATTGAGACCACGGCAAAGATCAAATATACTGCTCCAAAAGCATATGGAACACAAGATCGTGCTGTAACTGCTGATGACTATGGTGCTATTGTAAGAAAAATTTATCCAGCAACCAGCGATATCATTATTTTTGGCGGAGAAGATCAAGATCCACCTGAATATGGTAAAGTCTTTATTGTATTGAAACCCAAAGATGCTGCTTATGTTACTTCATTAACAAAGAGCAATATCATCGATGAATTGAACAAGTATGTCATTGCTTCGGTAGAACCAGTGATTATTGACCCATCAATTCTGTATGTTGAGTTGAGGAGTAAGATTTATTACAATAAGACTACCACTGATCAGACTCCAGCACAAATTAGAGACAAAGTAATTGGTGCTGTCCAGAATTATATCGATACTTCAAACATCGAGAAGTTTAACGGTAAATTCAGACATAGTAAAATTGTTGGTGTTATTGATGATGCTGACCGCAGTATCAATTCAAATATTACAGAAGTTGTACTAAGAAAAGATTTCTATCCACAACTAAACTCGACGTTCTATTATGAGATCTGTTTTCAGAACTCATTTGATAACGATTGTGATGGTCCTGTCCTTTCTACGACTGGATTTAGGGTAACTGAATATCCAAACTTTGATGTGTATCTTGAAGATAGGGATGGCAAAATTGTCCTATATAGACTAGATACTGCGACTGGCGAAAAGGTTGTCCTCGACAAAGAAATTGGCGATATTGATTATGAAAAAGGTGAACTCAGGATGTATAGTTTGACTATCATCAAGGGAACATATTTTGATAATAGAATTTCTGTAAGAGTAAATCCACTTTCTAATGATGTCAAGGCACTCCGCGAGGTTTATCTTGACGTTGACGTAGCAAATTCTAGTTTCACCGCATATAAAGAGTAAATAAATGGCTGCTGTAAAGACCAAGAGAATTTCTACTCTAATTGAGTCTCAGCTTCCCGAATTCATTTCTACTGAATACGAACTTTTTTCAAAGTTTGTAGAGAAGTATTATGAAGCGCAGGAAGTTCAGGGTGGTCCCTTGGACGTTCTTAGTAACCTTCAAAAATACGTAGACATTGATTTCTATGAGAAGAATCTGCTAAAGCAGAACGATTCTCTTGCTGTCACAGCAACTGACTCTGATACAACCATTACTCTTGTAGATGCCAGTTCATTCCCATCAAAGAATGGTTATGTAAGAATTGGTGATGAGATTATTTTCTATGCTACAAGAACAGATACACAACTTTTAGATTGTTCTAGAGGAGTTAGTGGAAATACCACTCTAGGAGATCTGTATTCTTCTTCAAATTTTGTTAGCACCACAGCAGCACTACACCCTGCTGGCGCTACTGTTTATAATGTAAGCAATCTATTCTTATATGCTTTTGTAAAAAGTTTTGAACATCAGTATCTGGGTTCTTTTCCTGAGAAGTATCTCAAGGGTGAAGTAGATAAGAGAACCCTGATCAAGAACATTCAAAAGTTCTATAAGGCAAAGGGAACTGATAGTTCTATTAAGTTTATCTTCAATACTATTGTTGCTCAAGACATCAACAATAAACCAGAAGTATACAAACCAAAAGATTACACATACAAAGCATCCAAATCGGATTGGATCAATGTATATGCTCTAAAAGCAAAGGTCATTTCTGGTGATCCTAAGGATTTGATTGGACAGAAGATCATCCAACCAGAAACAGCAGAGTATGGATATGTTTCTGCTACGGTTGATAATGTTTATCCAGATGGAACATCTGATGGTGAGAAAATTTGGAACATCGTTCTAGCACCAGAGACTCTCACTGGGGAGTTTGCTATTTCAATCAAAACCAGATTGGAGAAGGATCTTTCCCAAACTGATGGTGTTGGTAAGAGAGTCAATGTATTCTCGACTATTGGATGGGAAAAGACTGGCGAGATCTTGATTGGTGAAGAAACAATCAAGTTCGAAGAAAAGAACATCACTCAGTTTGTCATCAAGAAGAGAGGTGACATTACATATAATCACAGTCAGGGTGATTCTGTATACAAACCAGTAATCATTTCTGGTTCTAATGTAAGTCTACTAACTCTAGGCGTAGTATACAACTTTACTGCCAAGACATCGCACCCATATTCTTACCCTGGTGACAGGGTTCAAATCTCAAATCCTGGATTTGAAACTTCTGATCCAAAGATTGTAAGAACTGGTACAAATCAATCAAGATGGATTCTAAATCAGAATCTACCTGTAAATGTACCAACGATTCCATCTGTAGCAACAGCACTAGGTCAGACTTCTACTGATGTCTCTGCTATCTTTGCTGATGATCAGTATTATTACATCACTTCATCCAGTTTCCCATCTTATAAGATTCTAGATGGATCCACAGTAACTCAAACTGTTCAAGATCAGAAACTGCTTCGTATTATTAGAAAGCAGGCGACAAGAACGACCGAGAAGTATAAAACACCAAAAGCAGATATTGGTTTGCTTCTCAATGGTGTACGCATTTACAGTCACCGTGATCCAGAAAGCATTCGTTACGGTAAATTAGAAAGCATTGCTGTCAATACACAAGGAACTGGTTATGCTAAACCACCTTTTGTATTGTTAGATGGTGTTCCAAACAAAGCAAGAGCAATTCTCTCTGGTTCTGTCGTTGAGAGTTATGTTGTTGATACTACTGATACTTTCCCAAGAGTTCCTACTGTAGAGGTAACTTCTGGTAGAGGAGCAGTAGTTCGTGCTGTAGTCACTGGAGATGAGATTACCAGTCTTGTTATTGATAACCCTGGTGAATACTACTCCTCACCACCAACCGTAAGAATCACTGACAGAAATGGTAAAGGAAGATTTGCCGACTATACAGCAATTGTAGACACCGATGGCAAAATCACAGGATTTACAAAAAATGCTGGTGGTAGTTTCTATACTCAAAACACGGTACAAGTAGATATTATTCCTGTTGGTAATGGAGCGACAGCGACCCCATTACTGAAAGAATGGAACTTCAATAGATTTGAAAAACTAAAATCTAATCTCGATACAGAATACGGTTACTTATTTAAAAATTACAATAATGTACTTGAGTACGGATACGGTCATCTAGGAAATCCAAAAGCACTTAGAGTTGCTCTAAACGATAATATCAGTTCGACTGGATCAGAACCAGCAACAAAGACACACTCGCCAATTTTGGGATTTGCTTATGATGGCAACCCCATTTACGGTCCTTTTGCTCATGAAAATCCAGTAGATCCACAATCTCCTATTGTTAGGATGACATCTAGTTATGATATCAATGGATCTCGTCCTGGTGGTCCTTCATTGAATCAATATCCACTAGGATCATTTACAAATGACTACACTTATGTTCACAAGTCTGGTTCTCTAGATGAGAACAATGGAAGATTCTGTGTGACTCCAGATTTCCCACAGGGAACATATGCGTACTTCATTACTATTGACAGTGCTCAGAAACCAATATATCCATATTTCCTAGGCGAGAATTTCTATTCACTGCCAGTTGATAGTAACTACAATTCTAACATCAACCAGAATGATGTTCCAAAGAATTCAAAGAGATTCTTTATTCCTGGTATGCCAAGGAATGGTGAAGGTGTGTATGCCGAAATTGCTGGTGTAAAATCTGGAACTATTGATTCTATTTCTTTAGATAGATCTTCCGATAACTTCTCAGTGAATTCTAAAGTCTATTTTGACAATAGAGGATCTGAAGGATCGGAAGCAGAAGCATTAGTTGCTTCTATCAAAGGTAAGGTAGTTGATTATCTTGATAGTTACGAAAACAAGGTTGTAAAACTCACAACTATTCAGAATGCTTACCTATTTACTGATGATACTTTACGTCAACCATCTTCAAATGCTTCTGGTACGATTGTCGGTAATATCAAAAATGATAACATAGTCGTTCTCAAAGATGTTGTCGGAACCTTTGACAACACTGGAACTTTTTCTGCTGATATCAAGACCTTCTTTATTCTTTTGGATCAGAAGAGTTCTTACACAAAAGGTGCTACTCTGAGTCTTACCGATGGTATCAACCCACCAATCGCAACTGCTGAAATTCTAAACGGAACTAGTAGTCAGAATACAGTTGAGATCAAGGTTCTCACTGGAGACTGGTTACAATTCAACCAAGGAGAATATTTCTTACAATCTAACGACTTCTTCAATACATCTGGAACCAGACCCGTTACTCTTACTTCATTGAGTGACAACCTGGAACCTTTCGAAGTCAATCAGAGTGTTGCTTTGATTGAGACAACTACCAATCATGGTTTAGGTATTGGTGATAAGGTCAATATCAGCATTTCTCCCGACGATACTCTAAAAACAAAAACATATTATCTAAGAAAGAGATTATATCAAGAAGTAGAATTCAAATCACCAAAGTTTGATACAACCATTAATGATACTGGTATTGGAAGATTCCAAATCCTAAATGGTGGAGCTGACTACGGTCCTGGAACATATACTAATATTCCATTTACTGGTGGTTCAGGAACTGATGCCACTGCTACAATTACAGTTTCCAATGAAGGTGTTGTTTCAAATGTCCAAATTCAAACCAAGGGATCTGGATACAGAAAGGCAGATTATTTGTATGTTGACGACGAATCATTACAAAGATCAGTTGCTTCGCAAAGCACTTCTAGATTAGCGATCTATGTTGACCACGTTGGTTTTGCTGCTGGAGCAACAAAACTTACTGTTGACAGCACAACTGGATTTGCTGAAGGAGATCTCATTCAAGTTGGTAACGAGGTGTTTGAAATATCAAGCATCAATGATAAAGATCTCACTGTTATCTCTGGTGCTGCTAATACAACAGTTGTTGATCACTTTGACGGTCAAGCAGTATCACTATACAAACCAAGATACAATTTTACCACTAATTTCCAAGTAGGTTCTGCTGCTGGATCTGGATATATTAAATCATATGATTTAGAAACTCAGAAAGCAACAATAGTATATGATTATGGTATTGATAAAAATACTGCTCAAGAAATCAAGGTAAGCACTACGTTCTTTGATTCCAGTTCTCCTCAGAGATTAGTTTCGGTGAAGAGAGCAAATCCAATTGACTTCAAATTTGAATTCTCTGAAGATAATGTAGAGTACACTCCAAATCCAAACATTGAAATTCAAGAGTTTTACAAGTATAAGTTTGATACTTCACACTCTTCATTGACTGGAACGTACTTTGATCTAAGTCCAAGTAAAAATTTCAACATTATCACTGTAGAAAAACTTGCCTCAAATATTCTACCTGGAAACCCAGGAGCATTCACTGATGTCAAGTTTGGTTTTGGTTCTCGCCTCTCTACCAATAACTATCAGAATAAAGTAGGAACAGACTTCACTAACTTCTACTATTTTGATAAGAATGGTATTGTAAACGCTGATGGTAAGTATCTAAAGATCATTGTTGATCCTCTTCAAGGAGAGAAAGTTGTAAACTACGTCACCCCTAACAGATTTGTATATGACGTTCCTTCTGTGCCACTTTGGGATGGATCTGGACAAATTACATATACAACTACTGGTCAATTTGCTATTGGTGAGATTAATTCGTTCAAGATTACTAATTTGGGACTGAATTACAAAAAGGTTCCAATCATTGCTGGTGTAGATCCAAATCAAAATTTCAAAGCAAAAGCTACTGTTCTTTTTGACGAAGCAACAAATACGATCGTTGATGTTAGAAGAGATGAGAAGGGATCTAATTATGTAAATCCAAAAGCAGTTGTTGTTGATGGAGATGGAGTTGATGCTGAGTTCAACCTAGTTGTTAGAAATGGCGAGATATTCTCTATTACACTAAAGAATCCTGGAAGAGGATACACTTATGCTCCTTCAATCGAGATTGTAGAGGGTGATGTTGAATCTTATGTGGATAGTAACACTATTGGTGTTCCCCAAAGTGTCAACATCATAAGAAATGGTGGAGCATTCCACCTCGATAAAACAGTATCTTCAGACTTCACATCAAAGTATGTCGTATCACTAAGAAACTTTAGTGGGGATTTTCAGAAAGGTGAGACAGTAGTTCAGAGAATAGGAAACACGGAAGTATCTAGAGCAAAGGTTGCTGAGTGGAGATTTGGATCAAATCTTCTAAAATTAGAAAATGTTACAGGAATCATTAGAGAAGATGTTGCTGTAGAAGGATTTACGTCTAAGGCAACTGGTGTTGTAAAATCTGTATTTGTCAGTTCTTTTGTTGAAAACATTACAGCATTTTTTGACAACGTTGGATATTACAAGTCCGACAGAGGAAAACTTGGCGTATCAAACCAAAAACTATCGGATAGTCATTTCTACCAAGACTATTCATATGTTGTAAAATCAAAAACTCCAATTGAACAGTGGAGAGACTTAATCAAGTCTACTACACACCCTGCTGGATTCAAACTATTTGGACAAGTTGATATTGAGGCAACAGCAGCTGCTGAAATGCCAGTTGAACTGCCAAAGTCAAGTCATTTCAGCGTAGTTCAACTTTGGGATCCAGATAAGAATAAAATCACTGTTGAAAACACCAGAAGAACAATTACGCAAATTGTTCAAAAGGTAGAGAACCAAAGAATTAGAAAAGGAATTGGATCTGCTGCTACATCAGAGTTCAATTTCAATGAATCTCGTGCCTTTACAGTCACATTGAATGGTGCTTTTGATGGTTACTATGATTCCAATGGAAGATTACAGGGAACAACAACTTTCCAGCTTTTAGGAGAGGGTGGAACACCATTTACCCCATACAGTGCTAAAAATCTAGTCATCAGTCTAGATGGTGTTTTACAAGAACCAGAAGTAGCATACACGGTTTCTGGTGATAATATTACTTTCTCTCAACCACCACTTGGTCCGAATCAGAAACTTACTGGAAATAATCTAAATGAATTGACTCCATACTCTGGTGTTACATTCTATGGTAGATATTTCTCTTTCAAAGACAATCAATATAATAATAGTTATTTTAAGAAGATTAGAAACATTTTCCAAAGAAATGGAAGATGGTTAGATTCCGCTAATCAAATTGAAAGAAATAGAACCTTCATTGTTGAAGAATCTGTTGGTTACGGTAAAGAAAAATATCCTTTGCTTGACTGGAGTACAAAACTTGACGATTATCAAAGAGATATTGGATATATTCTAGATGGATATCAGCATGATATTCGTTTTGGTGGAAACGTAAAAACTGTAGACTATGTTTCTATTTTCAACCAAGATGATACTTATGATTATATTACAAATAAGAAGTCCGAATCATTAGACATTTTCAAATATGCTACAAATCTAGCAAAACTATCCATCAGAAATTGGGATGTAGTAGAAGAAACAGTATCATATTTACAAGGTTCTAGACAAGTAAATGTTCAAGATACTAATAGACTTGCAGTTGGAATGTATATTAGTTCTGGTAGAGCGTTCGCAACAAATACTAGAATTGTATCTATTGATAGTGATACACAAGTAACTCTTAATAATCCAGCATTAGCAAACTCTGGTGGAGGAGGTGGTGCTGCAACTGGAACAACAAGTTTGAGTGGTTCTACTGGAGGAAGTGATTTTGTTATTCCTACCAGCACTGGTGCAGTTGAACCAGGAGATCAGTTTGCTGTAGATCCTGGAGACATTTTACAGGCACCTACATCTTTCTCTTCATCTGATAGTGCAACGTTCTTCTTTAGTGGAATCAATAATGGAACTTACTATGATGCTTCTAATTTAATTATTGAAAACAAACTATATTTACAAGAAGAAATCAGTGAATACATTTATGCTACTTACAATCTCCCACAAGGAGACAAAGCAAAATGTTATAGAGATTTGGGTTATCTCATCGATGCGGTTGTCTATCATCTAAGGTTTGGTGGAAATGAAAAAGTAGTAGAGTTTGCTAGACTATATTATACAAATGCTGGATATCCATACGGAGAAACTCTAACTTATATCAATAGATCAACCGAAGAAACTAATGCAGCAATTGATGCGTGGACTAAACTTGGCGAGAAAATGATTCTTGCCATGAGAAATTCTCTTGGGGTTGGCACTTATACAAACATCGCTCCATACGTAGATCCTGCTGTTGCAACAGATAGTCAAGTTCCTTATTGTGCTGAGGTTGCTTCTTCTATTACTACATTTGTTGACATTGTAAAAAATATTCTTGCTAATGGAACTGGAGCAGTAGATTCTGTTGGTATTAATGAAAACAAATCTGGTTATTGGACTGATACCAAAGTTTATACAAATTACAACCTAATTTCAGATCTACTTCTTCCATCTGGAGAATGTGATGATGTAGTTTCTTCTGTAGATTCACTATATTCAAATATTGAAGACATTCTCGATAATCAGTTAGTAGCAAAGACTCTTCCCGATTATGTTGATGGGGAAAACAAAGTATTTGAACTTTATTGGGATGATGGATCTGAAGTAGATACTGAAGAAGATGAAGATCTTTTCCTAACTATCAATGCTGTTTTACAAAGACCAAAATATAACGCAGAGTATCCTGGTTCTGATGCATACTACATCACAAGAGATACTATTCCCAATAAATTGGTATTTGATGTTGCTCCTATTTGGGATCAAGATTTTGGTGCTAAGAGCATTGGAGAACCAACTGCTGTTGAAAAAGTTGTTGGTATTGGAGTAGGAAACTATAAGAGATTGACCATTGACTATGATTTGGTAAATGGTGTCAGAACTGGTCCATTCTTAATTTTAGATGTAGAGGACAATACTGTTCAATCGATTGAAGATAAAGAATATCTTTATGTCTTCTTAGATGGAGTTTTACAAAGAGAAGGATTTAGTTATACAGTATCTGGTCCAAACATTTACTTCAATGTTCCTATTAAAAAGGAAATGAAGATTGATCTTCGTTACTTATATGGTAGAGATGTTGGGCAGATTCTAAACATTTATGATTTTGCTCCAGACACTTATTTCTCTACGGGAACGTTTGTTATTGAGACATCACAATCAATAATTAATGATTACTTGTCTTACCGTTGGATGGGAAATCTATCTGGATTTGGAATTCATTGTTGGCAACAAAGACCAGATGGAACATATAATGTAATAGGAAAAGTTTCCAATCCATATGTTTCGGGCAATCAACTAAAACTCGATATTGTTCGAACTCAAAATGCTTCTATTATTGATGGTTTAGACATCACGTTTGCGGTAGAAGGAAGATATTCAAGAACCTTCACAATCGCAGATTCTGACATCACTAGTGCTTCTTTGACATTAGAAGTTGACGACGCTGGAAGAAAGATTCTAAGCAGTGAAGATGCTTACTGGTATGGAACTATCTTTAGAAGATTCCACAAGAATCCTTTCGTAAGTCTCTCAAATGGTGATAAAATTCGTGTTGAAGGAGAAGATAAATTCAGAAGTATTAAAGTTCTTCCATCAAAGACTACATCTAAAGATGGTAGAGATGGAGAACAACTCTCTGATGACATTTACGGATCTGTTGAGGTTGAGACTTATTCTGGTATTACTCGTGGCGAAGGTCTTAGCATTATCGCAAATGTAGAAAATGGTGTTGTTACTTCATTAACTTGGAACCAAAGAAGTTTTGATCCTCTTACTCAACCAACTGCTTATCAATATTTTACTCCACCAGTCATTGAGTTTATTCCACAGGATGGCACTGGTGGTGGTGCTAGAGCAGAAGTAATTGTAAGTAAGGGGCAAGTTCTCAGCGTCGATCTTATTGACGGTGGTTCTGGATACACCAAGGCACCAAGGGTTGTTGTTGCTAGAAGATATGAAATTCTAAACGAAAGAGATATTGGCGTATCTCTAATTCGGGTTGGAATCAATCCTTACGTAGAACATGCTGGAATGGTTGTTACTTCAACTATCAATGTTCTTGGTAATCAAGTTTCTGGAGTCAACTCTTTTACTTCTATTTTATTCAACAGTCCTGCTGATGCTTCCAGAAAAATTACTGCTCAGATTCAACTAGTGGAAACTAGTGGCGATGAACTACAAAAAGCAGGTTCTGAATTTATTGGTATAAGAGATGATGATCCAGAAAATGTAAAAGTTATTGATGTATTCCATGATGCTACGGTTCTTTCTGCTGAAATTCAAGGAGTTGTATCTACTAACTCTATTACTAATGTAAGCAGAACTATTACATCATCATTTGAGAATATTATTCCTAACGATGCTATTTCAAACGTCAACTTCTTCGAGGTTGGTGCTTATCTTGATATTGATCTTGATCCTCTTGATACTATTGTATACATCCCAGATACAACAAAGTTCAAAACAAATGGATATTTACTCATTGGAAATGAGGTAGTTCGTTATCCACGTAAACTTCAGGATAGATTCCTAAAGGTTGAAAGGGGTGAGAATAATACAACTGCTCAATCTTGGGCAGCGGGAACATTCTTGCGCCAAATTCCAGATCCAGTATCTATCGCATTTGGTGGTGTCGCTCAGATTCAATCCGAAGCAATTGTTTCTATTTCTGGTGGAGCAGTAACTGGTCAGTCAGAAAGAGAAACTGAGAGACAAATTCTTTCCCCATCAACTTCAGTATCAGAACAAACTACAACAGAATTTGTTATTATTCCACCCCCAACTGGTGTTGTTGATGGATATCAAGAATCAGTTTTTATCGCAGATCCAATAAAAACAAGACTGAACGGATTTATTGATATAACAAATGATTATGGAGTGATTCAAAGAAGTGGAAATGTCATTTTTGTGAAAAACTCTTTATTTGGTGCTGCTGGTGAGTACATCGGATCTTATACCAAGACAAATGCTGGACCGACATTGAAGAATTTTGATCAATTGATTGATGATGGTGTTTGTAATGTTTCTGCGATAAGTTTACTTGAGTTGGAATTCCATTATCCATCCCTATCAATACGAGATTTTGAAGAAAGGGGTTCATCTAGTTACATGTTGGATGGCACATATTTCAATCTTACTATTCCATCTAATCAAAATCCAGTTACTATTAGTTCTTCCACGGGAACTATTGGAGGTCCAATTGTTGTTCAGGACACTACTTTCTTCCCAAATAGTGGATATCTATTTACTAGTGGAGGATCTGTTGTTCAGTACACCAGTAAAACATCAACTACTTTCGAGGGTTGCTCTGTAACTAGAGGTCCAAACTCTATTACTGCGGGAGATGAGTTGATCCCATTTGATATTACCTAAATATTGCTATAAATATAAATAACTCAGGCACAAACACTACGTCGGAAAAAACCAATGGCTGCTATTATCTCTGATAAGTTTAGAATTTTTAATGCGAAGCAATTTCTTGAATCGCTAACTGAGGGTGCTACTGATACTAGTGCCGAGCGTTCCAGAATGTATTTCTTTGTGGGTCGTCCACAACCCTGGAAAGCATACTTGGAAGTGTATTCCAAGTCAGCAACCAACTTTACAGTTGGAAACGAGGTTTATATCGGAACTTATGCGTCAACTGCTTTCCGTGCCACTGTTTCTGCCGTTTATGATAGTGCCCTCCTCCTAACCGACGTTTTTGGCAGCAATGGTGTCAACTCTGCTCCCCCTCTCGGAAGCACCCTAAAGGAAACAGCAGATGGCGGTGTTTCTGATACTACTGCTACAGCAACCACTGGTGTTTATCGCTATGGTACTGAGGATGTTCCACCACTTCCTCTAGATAACCAAAGAGAAAAAATTGGTCTATACGACGAGATTATTGCTGCTAAGCGTATCACTGATGCTTACGCAAGAACGGTTGTTCGTCGTTATAACTGGGACTTAGTTGCCAACCCCAAGTTTGATATGTGGAAACCCGATTATTCTGCTACCCCAGGTGGCGGTGGTCAGATTGGTAAGCAAACAGCAACTGGTGCTGCAACAATTGCTGATGCTAAGTTCTATGTAATGAACTCAAACTACGAAGTTTTCAAGTGCCTCTATAATGGAGAAGATCCAGATAATGCCACTGGTCAAAACGCAACTGAAGAGCCTCTAACTACTGGTGCTAATTACGATGCGGGAACTGGTCTTTACACTGAGACCACTGGCGCAGGTTACATTTGGAAACACATGTATACTATCCCAACCGATGATGTTCTGAAGTTCCTTTCTTCGGACTTTATGCCAATTGTTCTTCCAAACCAAGCATCTAGAGTTTCTGTTGCTGGTTTAGCAGTTGCTGGTGCTGTTGATGTTGCCTTGGTTGAAGATCGTGGAGATCTTGGAGCAGCAGCTGCTAGTGCTGGAACTGTTTACACTGGTGTAAAAGGTGATGGTGTGGGTGGAGTTCTAAAACTAACTATTGATGGAAGTAACGCTATCCAAGCAGTTGAAGTAGAATCTCGTGGTTCTGGTTATACATACGCCAACGCTATCCTAAGCAATGGCAATCTTTTCTCTGATCCTGGTCTAACAACTGCCGTTGCTACTTCTGCTAGTTATACAGGAGCAATTGAAGTAATCTTACCCCCACAAGGTGGTCATGGTTCAGATCACGAAACCGAACTAAATGGTAAGCGTGTAATGACCAACATTCGCCTAACATATGCTGAAGGTTCTGGTGATTTCCCTGTTGATAATGATTTCCGTCGTATCGGTATCATCAAGGATCCATATAACTGGGGAACCACGACTTTCGCAACATCAGATACTCTTTCTGGTCTAAGAGCAGTCAAGATTACTGGAGCAAATGCTGATTTCATTCCCGATGAAAGAATTTCTCAGACGGTAACTGATGGTACAGCATACGGAACTGTTGTTTCTTGGACACTTGATAGTGGTTCAACAACTGACGGTGTTCTTAAGTACATTCAAACAAATGATGCTCACACTGATCAAGGTGTTGTAAGAGCATTTGAAAGCAATGGTGCTAATGCTATCGCGGGTGTTCAGTCTGCTGCTTCTGGTAATGTTGCTACAGGATACGCCAATACTCTTCTCGGTTCGACATTTACTGCTGGTTTAGCAAATCCAGAGATTGAGAACAACTCTGGTGACGTTATCTATATCGAGAACCGTCGTCTCATCACTCGTGCTCCTGACCAAATTGAAGATATCAAACTAGTCATCGAGTTCTGATTTCTACAAACATTATCAATCCCCCCAATATTGGGGGGATTTTTTTT